GGTTGTCGTCATAGCACGCTCTCCGGTGCCAACGGCCGGGGCGCTGCGCTTCGCCTATGGCTCCGCGCCCCGGCCTCTGTCCCCACCGAAACTACACGTCCGTCCGATCAAATCAAGACTTCTACACATCATGGCATTTGCGACTCTCACCATGCCCGCCGCGCATGCAAGCGGCCCGCCCATCGCCCTCCCGCCCGCGATCAGCCTGGCGCACCACGCGGTCCTCGCCCTGGATCTCGGCACGACCACCGGATGGGCACTGCGACGTCACGACGGCAGCATCACCTCGGGGACCATGACGTTCCGCCCCAGCCGCTTCGAAGGCGGCGGGATGCGCTTCCTGCGCTTCCGCGGCTGGCTGGCCGAGGTGGCTGCCCTGTCCGGCGGTGTGGCGCGGATCGTGTTCGAGGAAGTGCGGCGTCACGTGAGCACGGATAGCTCACACGCCTATGGCGGCTTCCTGGCTACGCTCACCGCCTGGTGCGAGCAGGAGTCCATCCCCTACGAGGGCGTCCCGGTCGGCACGATCAAGCGCTACGCCACCGGCAAAGGCAACGCCGACAAGGCCGCAATGATTGCGGCTATCGAAGCGCGCGGCTTCCGCCCCGCCGATGACAACGAAGCCGATGCCATCGCGCTCTTGCTCTGGGCAACAGATGCGCAGGGAGGGCGGGCATGACCGCTTCCCCCGCGATCTCGGTCGAGGTGGTGGCCTCGACAGGTGAGGTCTGGCGCCCCGTTCCTGGCTGGCCCGAATACGAGGTTTCAGAATCCGGCGCCGTTCGTCGCCTCACCGCCGGCCACGGCGCCAGGGCCGGCCGGATTCTGAAGCCATGGCGGAACAAGCAAACCGGCTACCTCCAGGTCTCGCTCTGGCGCAGAAACCAGGACCACCGCACCACGGTGCATCGCCTGGTGGCCGCCGCTTTCCTCGGCGCTCCGCCTTCGCCGAAGCACGTTGTGGCCCACAATGATGGCAGCCGGGACAACAACCATTGGGTCAACCTGCGTTGGACGACGCAGCGGGACAATATGGCTGACACCGTGGCTCACGGCACGCACAACCGCGGTCGTCGAAATGGCCAAGCCAAGATCGACGAGGTCTGCGCCGTGGCGATCAGAAGGATGGTCGCCATGCAGGTGCCGCGTGAAGTTGCTGCCGAGGGCTTCGGTCTGTGCCGGCAAACGATCGACGACATCATCAACCGCCGACGTTGGGGGCACGCCCGATGAGCATGCACGGCGCACCGCTGCCGCCCCGGTCCTGCCTCGACCGCGGCACGCGCAGCCCGACCAACGACAGCGAGGTGAACGCCATGCGTGCCGCCGCCTGGCATCGGCACGGCGTGGCCGCGCTGCCTGTCGCCGACATCACGGACGACTGGCTCCGCCAGGCCATAACCAACGAAGCCAATCGGCGCTGGGGGCGTCGCAACGGGGAGAACCACGATGGCCGGTAAGCGCAAGCCCAAGGTGCCGAAGCCGAAGCACGACGATCTGGCGAAGCCTTCGAAGTGGCGGCTGCAGCATGGTGGCTTCTCGGACCCGATCCGTGCGGCCGATCCCGAAACCGGCACGCCCGTGCAGCATCGCCGCGCCGTGGACACGCTGGGCATGATGCTGGCCAGCGGCAGCATCACGCCGCAGATGCACGAAGCGGGTGAGATCTTCCGCGGGCTGTTCCGCGCCGCCTGCTTCGACAGCATGTCGACGTCGCAGATCATGCGCATCCCAGGCACGCGCGTCGACACGCTCTCGACGATGCAGGTGGAGGCACGGCGCCGCGTCGCTGCGGCGCTCGATGCGCTGGGGGGGCAGGACAGCCCCTGCGGCTCCTGCGCGTGGTTCGTCGTCGGCCTGGAGTTCTCGGTCCGCGAGTGGTCAATGCGGCAGGGCTGGGCCGGACGGACGGTGCACGGCCCAGTGGGACAGGGCATCCTGGTCGGGTCCCTCGGCATTCTCGCCGTGCACTTCGGGCTGATGCCACGAGCGAGGGCGGCGTGACGCGGGACGATCGGGGCGGTCATCATCGCCCCGATCACGCTGTTACAATTCACCCCGTAGCGGCTCCGAAATCGATAAGGCTAGAAGCAAGACACGTAGAGAAGGTGCGAGAGCGCCGCGGCTGAGCAGCCACGCTGCGACTCGATCCAGACTGTGGCTCTCGAGCCGCAGGGTCCTTCCTGGCCCCGCTGTATGCGGGGGGCGGAAGCGCGCAAGGTCGCTAGCGCCAGGCGAAAATTATGGGCACCACCGGGCACCACGGGCGGCGATTTTTCCCGGCAACACATTGATAAATCTATGCTTTGTCGCGCTGGCCGCTGGTGCCCGCGTCCGACCCAGGCACCGGCCCAGGCACCGGATTGGTCGCCTGGCGATCCCCTTGCCGGAGATACCCATGACGGAACGCACCAACTCCGGCCGGGAATTGGCGCGCCGCCTCGGGCTCAATCATACCTCGATCCTGAAGGCCGAGCGTGCGGGCCGTATCAGCCGCGACGCCGACGGCACCTGGGATGTTGTGCGGGTTCGCCAGGACATGCTGGCCACGGCCACACCAGGCCGCTCGCCGCTGGCCTCGCCGGTCGAGACAACCGCGATCGAGCGGCTCGCCCTGGCCCGCCTGGCACTCAGCGTCGAAGCGCAGCGCGTCGCTCTGGACCAGGACAAGGGGCGGCTGATGGATGTCGTCACCGCCGACCATCGCATCGATGAGTTTGCCGCCGGCATGCGCGATGCGGTGCTGAACTGGCCGGCGCGGGTGTCGGGGCTGATTGCCGCCGAGATCGGGCGCGACCCGCATCTCGTGCAAACCATCCTCCAGGAGCAGATGAACGCGCTGCTGCTGGAGGTTGCCGATCGGCTTGCTCCACCTGCTCGATAAATTGGGTGGGGAAATCCTCCCGGCGCCCTGCTGAACCGACCGCGCTCAGTCGTCGCACCCACACCCCAAACCCTGGATGGTCCCATGACGCTCCCCTGGATGGCGGCGAAGATCCTGCTGCGTCCGGTGGCGGAACTGCGCCCGCATGCCGGCAATGCCCGCGTGCACAGCGCCGAGCAGCTGGAGCAGATCAAAGCCAGCATGCTGGCCTTCGGCTTCACCAACCCGCTGCTGGTCGATGAGGGCGGTGTGCTGATCGCCGGCCACGGCAGGCTGGAAGCTGCGTCCGCGCTCGGCATGGCCAAGGTGCCGGTGATCGTGCTGCGGCACCTGTCCGCGGCCCAAAAAGAGGCGCTGCGGCTCGCCGACAACCGCATCGCGGAGAACGCGACCTGGGACCAGGCCCTGCTGCGCGATGCGCTGGCCGGGCTGCGGGTGGACCATGCGGTAGAATTGGAACTCACCGGCTTTGGAACCGACGAAATCGCGGCCATCCTCGCGGCGGCAGCAGAGGCCGTGTCCCACGGCGAAGCGCCCGAGGCTCTGTCCGCGACCGACGCCGCGGGGGACGGCGCATCTGGCGCGGCGGATGCGGAGGAGACGGCGGAAGACCCCGCCGACGCCGAGCCCGAACCGCCGCGTCAGGCCGTCACCCGCCCCGGCGATCTCTGGCTGCTGGGCGAGCATCGCCTGCTCTGCGGCGACAGCACCGACGCTGCCTCGGTCGCGCGCATCATGGGCGAGGAACGCGCCGCGCTGCTGTTCACCTCGCCGCCCTATGGAAATCAGCGCGACTACACCACCAGTGGCGTGACCGATTGGGATGCACTGATGCAGGGCGTGTTTCAGCATCTTGACGCGGCGATGCACCCCGGTGGCCAGGTGCTGGTCAACCTTGGCCTGATCCATCGCGGCAATGAGTGGCAGCCGTACTGGTCCGGCTGGCTGGACTGGATGCGAGCCCGCGGTTGGCGTCGGTTCGGCCTCTACACCTGGGACCAAGGGCCCGGCTTGCCGGGGGACTGGAACGGCCGCCTTGCGCCGGCCTTCGAGTTCGTCTTTCACTTCAACCGCAAGGCGCGCGCGCCGAACAAGATCATCCCCTGCAAATGGGCGGGCGATCCGCTGCTGATGTCGGGGCTGCGGCGCTCGGACGGCTCGATGAGCGGCTGCTCGCATGCCGGCCGGCCGATCCAGGAGATGCGCATCCCCGACAGCGTGCTGCGCATCACCCGGCACAAGGCCAAGATCGACCCGCTGGTGGCGGCGTTCAACGCGGCGGAGCTGATGTCGCGCAACCCGGAGGCGCGCTCCGCCCCGGCCGTGTTCCTCCTGTAGCGTGCGAGGCGCCATGCCCTCTGGCCTGATCGGCAGCCTCGCCCGTCTGTGGCGGGAACGGAAAGCCGTGACCTTCGCGCCGGGCTTCTGGGAGGCGCTGCGCCCGCCCGCGAAGTCCGGCGCCACCGTGAACGCGACCTCCGCCCTGGAATGCACCACGGCGCTCGCCTGCGTGCAGGCCATCGCCTGCGGCGTCGCCATGCTGCCGCTCGACATCTACCGCCCGCGGGAGGGCGGCGGCCGCGACGTCGCGACCGATGAGCCGCTGTGGGACTTCTTCGCCGGCCAGCCGAACGAATGGCAGACCTGGCCGGAGTGGATCGAGACCACCCTGATGCACGCCGTGCTGTGCGGCGACGGCATCTCCTTCATCAACCGCCCGAACCCGCGCGGCCCGATGCCCGCACGCGGTCGGATTTCTACAGCGCCCTGATCACCCTCGGGGTGCTCACCCGCAACGAGGCGCGGGCGCTGGAGGAGCTGAACCCGCTGCCCGGCCTCGATGAGCC